AAATATTATTAGTTATACTTATGCTCATTGTTGGAAACTTAATTATAATGGGTATGAAAGCAAATGGTATTTTATAAAAAAATAGAAAGGAGAAAAACTTATGTCTTGGATTGTATATAAAGCAAAAGTTGTTGGAACATATACTTTTATTTACGCACAAAAAGTTTGGGGTTTACTACCATTTTAATCTTTATTATCAGAGGGTATATCAACTATATCCTCTGATACATCAATCATATCACTTTGATTATCTTCCCATGAAATCTTAATAGATTGATCTGTTTTAACTTGTTGAACTTTATTATCAGAATACAGATCAGTTAGTTTGTTAGCCAAGAACGTAATAAATTTTGTTTTTTCTCTTATCCATAGTATTTGATTAGGATTTTCAACCTCTTGATATTGAAAAATTTGTAATAATTTATCAATTAAAGTCTGGACACCATTTTTTCTAGCCTCTGTTATTCTTTCATTCAATTCTGGATTTTTTTTTAAGTGAGCATAGAACTTCATCAAGCTGAACTCGTACTGTTTTTCCTCTAAGATTTCTGTAAGTGTTAGACCTCTCGTTAGTTTTTCGCAGATTATATCTGCTTGGCTCGTTGTTATCAATTCTGACTTTGACTTTGGTGTAGTAATATTCTTTGAGTTGCTCATCTGTATATTTCCTAAATTGTTGTAGTTTACTTAATTGTTTTATTCTAGTTTCATCTGTGTAATTAGATTTTCTAAACCCTTTAACATTTTGGTACCCATGATACTTACAATAAAAGGTCCCATTTGCCAACTGATAACCTTTCATTCTACAAGGTATCAATTTACCCTCACGTCTACCGGCTCTGGTAAAACCTTGACAAAATACCTTTCTCATAGCTCTTCCCGGCATTATTTTTTAGGTCTACCTTTCCAATCTAAATTATTACGTTTATTATATGCAACTTTCTCTCTATATCTTGGATTACTATTCTTACTTATTTTAGAGAGTTCAGCTAATACTTTTTGAGGGTGTACATAACTTGCTTTACTTTCCCGGTCCAGTTCAGCCTTTCTTTCTTTAGCAAGTTTAATATAGTATGGATTTTTATTATCTGAATTAAGCTCTGCAAGGGGGAGTTTCGCTAAATTGTCTACTATAGCTTGTTGATTACCTCTATTATCTCTAATTATATTTTCTATAGTATATACTTCTAATGTATCTACTAATGTAGCTCTTATTTGCGCATTAGGTAGTTCAGATTTAGACATTGAGGTGTGTAGATTTGAGCTACCTTGAAATAAACCCTCATTTTTAATGAATAATTGATTGATAGAGTAGGTCTTACCACTGCGACCTTTGATAGAATAAACTACATTCATCTTCTCTAATGTATCTAATGATCTTTTAATTGTGGACCTAGATAAGTTAGTATCTTTAGCTAAAGTCATGTGGCGAAGTCCGGCAGAATAATTATTCTTTTTCCAACAGTGTTTCATCAGTGCCATAAATACATTTAGACAGTTAGATTTCTTTTGACCGGACAATCTGTTAAGATGAAAGTACAATTTGTACGTTATGTGTATAAAACCTCTAGTCTGCATAGCTTTTACAATAGTTTCTGTGATTTCGTTGGAGGTCTAGCAAGATGGACAACCATTGGTCCTCATTCATCAGCTCAAACTCTGTCGGAGAGCTTGTTATTCGCTTAACTCTAAAGGTTAGAGTAGTTGGGGTCAGATTTCTATAAAAAACTAAAAAACAGGGTATATTTAAGCGACTAGCAAGGGTCTTTACAAGGTTTGTAGCCTTAAATTTCTGATTTTTATCATAACAAGTCTCAAGTATAGCCAAAGGCTCGTAGCAGCGAGGACAAACCTCAATACTATCTACATCAATCATAGCTATACCCTCGTATTTCCTATGCCAATCATTATAATTGCCATTGGAAAAAGCATAAGTCCAACGTGCCATTAGTTCCTAAATATACCCCAAACTAATACAAGTATAAAAGATGATAGCAACACTTGTAGTTCTATGGGTGCGCCTAAAAATACATCAATCATTTTTTCCCTTTCTTTTTATCTTTAATTATTAATATTTCGTTTTCTTTCTCTTCTAATTGTTTTTCAAGTGCGAGTATAATATCTGATTGTTTTTTTATAAATTTTTTTGTGCGCTTTAATTCGAACTCACAATCTTTTAATTTATCCGGACAACCAACCTCATCAAAGATTTTAGAGTTTGTCATTTTTTTCCTTTTTATGAGTAGATACTTCATACCAAGCCTTACAATTATCACACTCATACATACTTGTTATTGTGTATTCTGAATCTGGATCAATATCTTCTGAATCAAAATCATTATTCCATATAACTTCAGTGTCGCAAAAAAAACATTTCATTTTAATACCTCAATTTTTTTAACAACTGATCTTGGATATACTGTAGTATTACCAACTGTAAGGGATCCATCATCATCAAAGCTATGTGATGCAAAGATGATAACTTTCTTTGGGTCCTTCAACAAAAGATAGCCGGTGTCCTCGCACCAACTGTACGTTTGCTCTTTAGCTTTCTCAAGAGTGGTCCAATCAGATGAAGATACAATATCTTGCCAAATAATTTTTACTCTTTTGTATTTAAACTTTTTCGTACCAAGCACTGTACAGATCCTCTAGTGTTACTTCATTGTTAGTTACTTCTAAAATTTTCTTCACCATATCTGGATCCGGAAATCTTTTTACTTTAGCAGTTAAACACCACCTTTGAACTGACGTGCCGGGATTTTGTACACCTACAATGCCAAGCTCAAGTCCAAAATTATAGTAGGATAACCCTTTCTTTTTGCGATATTCTTCAAGTGTCATAAGTCCTTTCTTTATCTGATATGTATCTATATATATTATATTATTTTCTTTACAACAAAAAAAATATGTGTATAGATAGTGGAAAACTAAAGGAACTTATGAAACTCAGAGAAAAAACAAAAGAACAATTAATAGAACAAGCATTTGCAATATTTAATGGTGGAGATGGATTAGATCATTGGTCTTATTCTTCTACCTCTACACCTTTTGCAAAAAATTTAATTCAATATACTTTTCCAGAAAAAATTAGAAGAAGTTGGTCATGGAGATACAAGCCTAACTTTGGCAATCTTGTAAACAATACAGTACAAAGATTAATTGCAGATGTTTTATATAAGACAAAAACTTCTGTCGCTGCAGAGTGGGACCGGGATTATAATGTTTGTTTTAATAAAGAGCTAGAAGAAATTAATAAAAAGGACCCGGTAGATAGTAAAGATGAATTTGCAAGAAAAGAAATGTTAAGTTATGCACACGATTGCATAGGTATTACAAAAAAAATAGTGAAAGATTTAGTAGGAACTGATAAATTAGTTTGCGAAAAATATGTTGATCACAAAGAATTTACCATGATCAAACCGATAACCGGTAGAGTAGATTATCTGACAGAAAAATTATTTATAGAATTAAAAACAAAACCACCGAATGTTAGAAAGGTTAAGAACAAGAATGAGTGGAGCATGAGTACACAAGAGTTACCCACTGAACCAGCAATAGATAACCTAACACAGACTTCATTTTATTATATGACTACCAAAAAGGTACCATATTTAATTTATGTAAATGATAAAGATCATATCATCTTTGATCAATCACATGAGTTAATGAAGAAAGAACATCTGGAGCATTTATACTTCAAGATGGTTGAAAAAATTATACTTTGGGAACGTATGATTATGTTTTGCAAAGGTAATCTGTCTGAACTTGCATTGATGTGTGAGCCACCAGACATGAACCATTTTTTTTATTATAAAGATTTAGCACCGGAACAATTACAATTAATAACTAACCTATGGGGAATAAAACATGACTAAACAAAATATATACCAAAAACTTCATGCTGCTTGTTTGAGCGCAAAAAGTGTAGTTAAAGGTCAAAAGAAAAATGGGATGCACTTCAACCCATTACTGCATGATGATGTTCAAGCAACTGCAACACAAGCATTATTAGATAATGACTTGTATGTAACGTGTAATTATTTAACAGAGATCGTACCTAATATCAAAAAGGTTATGGTCGTATGTACTATGAAAGTTCATGATGTTGAAGATCCAACACAACATATACTTATTGATGGCTGTTCATCATTTGGAGATATTAGTATGTTTGGAACCGGACAAGCTATGTCATACTCAAGAAAGTATGCGTTCTTAAATTTATTAAATCTAAAAACAGGTATCAAAGATGAAGATGGTTACGAAGCTAAACCATTTGAAGAAGATTCTACAGAGCAATCTGAAGAAGAACCTACATACTTAGATGAAACTATAGATGTAGAAGAAATGAAACGTGCTTTGAAAGCAACTAATTCTTTAGCTGAATTTAATGAAGTTAAAGATTTAATTAGAAAGGATGTTGATTTTCTTATGAGAAATAATTTACGAGCATATAGACAAGTAACAGATGTTGCTGAAACTCGTGAATATCAACTAACAAATGATCAGCAGTTAGCTGAAACTATGCAACAAAGCTGATGATAACAAAGGAGAAAACAATGAGTAAAGATGTAGTATGGTGTAATCTTGTAAGAAACCATAACAAGAATGAACCGAAGCAACCGGATTGGGTAGCACCACCAAACCTAGATGCACCAGAGGGAAAGAAATGGACCAAAGGTGTGAAGATGGCAGATGGTAGTTGGTGGAACCAGTGCGCTTGGGATGAACAGGATGGAGAAGGAAATGTTATTGGTATAACTGTTAAGATTTCACCACCTACTTCCAATAACGATAAATCTGCAACTGAAAATAAAGGGTTTCAAAGCAAACCTAATTATGGTAATAAACAATCATACAAGTTTTAATTAATTTGTATCTAGTCTTGGGGGAGTTTTTTCTTTCTAGTTCCCTTTCGGTAGTTTTCTTCCCCAAGACACCTCTCTCAATATGGACAAGAAAATAACAGATATAGATCAAGAAATTGAAAAAAAAGTTATTAATGATCGGCAAAAAGATTATGGTAACTACCAAGAAAACTTTGTTTTATTAGCAGAAATGTTTACAATTATATTGTTTGATAGTTTAAAAAAAAGAATAAAACCACACCAAGTGGGTCAATTAATGATGGGATTAAAACTATATAGATCAACAAAAAATTTTAAAGCAGATAACTATTTAGACCTTAGTGTGTACAATAAAATGACCAGAGAGATACACAAAAAAGAGGTTGCCAAAAAGGATAAAGTATGAAAAAATACCGAAGAATTATCAATGGAGAATGTTCATTCGAGATGATTGAACTATTTGATGATGTCAAGAAGGCTGCAAACAACTCCAATAGTGGAGAGCTTGTAGAATGTAAGATCAAGAATTTAAAGATTGATTTTACAACAGTAAAAAAGGAGCATGATGGAACAGATCAGATTGCGTCTGCAGAAGCTAAAGGATCTTCAAGCAAAGAAGCATGAGAAGTATCTGGAAGCAAAACAAAAAGTCGGGAAGTATCAGAAAGATTCTTTTAGATTGATATGGAAGATAGAGCAGACAAAAGAAGAATTAATGAGAAGATAAACTTATTAATTTAATTATTAAAAAAAACTGAAGGAAAACGTAGGGGATCTATGACCAAAAATATAAATCAAGTGTACGAAAATCATATTAAATACTTAAATCAAAATGAATTTATCTATGAAGTTAAAGCATCATACGATTTGTTAAGCGAAGAAAAAAAGAAAATTTATAGACTTGGCTTTATCAATGGCTGCAAAGAAATGCAGGAGAGAAAAAGACCGGTCCAAGTTGCGCCACCAAATAAAAAGATTGTAGGCTTTACTTTTAAAACACCGAAGCCATCTGATGTACAATCAGTTATTAATAAAGTTTGTATTCACTTTGAAGTTCACAAAGAAACATTGATGGGTAAGTCAAGAACATCAAGCATAGTCAGAGCTAGAAATGTTATTCATAATTTATTATTTGAAAAATATAATATGGGTCTAACAGATATTGGTAGATACTTTGGACAGGATCACACCACAGTTTTACATTCAATAGAGATGAAACGAGATCAAAGAAGATTTTGGTCCCCGGAAAAAACTTTGTGGCAAGAGTACGAAAAGATAAAAGATACTGTAGCAGAAACTATTAGAGAATAATAGTTATGTTCTTGCGTAGTTAGGTTTTTTATTTTTTCTAGTTTTTCTTTCAGCTTTCTTTTTTCTTGATACTGCAGCAGCTCTTTGACTTGCAGACATGGACCTAGCTTTAGCAGCAGGAACACATTTAGGATAGTTTTTTCTTTTTTCACCTTTGCTCCTACCACACTTCGGGAAGCCACCACCTTTTTTTCTGTTGGCTATATCTACCCAGTTTTGCGAGGTCCACTTTCTAAGAGACATTACTTTCTTTTTTTTCTTGTAGCTTTAGGTTTTATTCTACCAGAGCATACACCACTAGCATACATGTTTGCATACGCAGAGGGGTACACTTTAAATTTACGTTTAGCAGCAGCCTTACCTTTTGCACAAAGTTTAGCCATTACTTTTTCTTTTTAGATTTAGACTTCATTATCTTTTTTTTTAAAAAAGGTGGTAAAGTTTTTTGTTTAGCTGTTAATTTACCTTTGCTCTTTTTATATCCCGGCATATTGTTTCTCCTTTAGTTTACGTTCACAATAGTTATCAAAACAAGAACCATCTTTACCATCATGGCAAAAATACTTCTTGGTATGAGTTATAATCCATCCGCCTTCATTACTCAATAGTTCTTTATTACATTCTTCGCAATAACCACAAAGTCTAACTGATTCTCTTTTTTTCCAAGTTTTCTTTTTTATCGGCACTTCCACCTACGTCTTGCTTGTCGCAACCTAGAGTTTGGATCTCTTGCAGCTTTTGGAAACTTTTTCATTTGTCCGGCTGATCTTGCACAATAGCTCTTTCTACGTTTAGCAGCTTTAGATCCTTTCTTAACTTTACCTGTTACAGCAGTTTTTAATTTGGACCCGGGATTTTCTCTTCGGTATCTAGCAACACCAGCTTTAGTCATACCCGCACCAGACTTAGTGGATCTGTAATACTTTTTAGTTTTTGGTGGTTGTTTATCTTTTGCCATAATTATTCTAATATAAGTTTCTTAATTGATTTACTTCCATCAATATTTAACTCTGTTTCAGCCAGAGATTTTATACATTGATGAGTAATTTTACTACCCGAGTTATATTTTTTTTCATTTCTTGTAGCAAATCTCTTACCTTTTAAACATTGAGACATAGATTCTTGTATTCTATGTTCTTTAATTTCTCCATTAATAATCATTAATAATGCTACTACTGTTTCAACCATGACCATTACCATTTGCTCTTACTTTATCTTTTAAATCTTCAATATCTTTTAATGCTTTTTCTAGTTGGTTTTTTAAAAATTCTATATTAACTTTGTTAGTCATATTCTGTTCTTGATTTTCTGTAAGTTTTTCTGTGTCTTTAAACAGAGCTTCGAGAAGCATGAACTGCTCTTGATCTATAGGTTTTTGATCACTAGCCTTGAGTAAATCATTTAACATAAGCTCTCTTGAAGTCTCTAACGAAGTCAGCCTAGAAGTAAGCTCTGTATATGCGAAAATTCCTGCAGCTACACCTGCAATGATCGCAATCATATTTTTGACAGGCATACTTACAGATGTATTTTCACTTATCTTCATGCTTTTTTTTCTTCTTTGTTTCAAATAATTTATCTATCCAACCACAAAGTATATCTAATTTTCCAAAAAATGAATATATAAATCTATCAATCATGTTGCTGGTCCTCCACAAAAAGCCAACAACGTAAGCATTATTATAAGGACACCTGTAAAGTAATAGTTCATCCTGTCTATCTCCATAGGTTGTCCTTTGTTTAGCTATGTTAAGATAGCGATAACTAATACAACTGCTACTACGATAACCATTTCTCTATGGTCTGTCCAATAGTGCATAGCTTTATTTTTAATTTTTTGTATCATATTTAAGTTTTGTTCATGTGTAGGTATATCATCATTCATATTTATATCCTCCGACCTCTTATTATAAAATATTACTTGCCTTGTCCACGATTTTTTGACTTACCTTTTTGTCTCTTTCTATGCTTATTCATAGAAGATAATTTAGGTCGTCTACCTATACTTGTTTTTTTTGGTATTCTTACGTGTTCTAGCTTTTCGAGATTGAACTTTTTTTTTGCCATATCCTTGCTGTGATAAGTGTGTTACTTTTTTACTATATTGTTGTGTATACAATTTCATTATTTCTTAACTAAGGACCCACCAAAGTATAGTCCTATAATAGCTGATACCAAGTTAGTATCTAATGGTGTGATAACTAAACTGTTAGATGATAATGTAATCCACTTCATAACTTCTTTTTCTGGTATAAAGAAAAATGCAGGTTTAAATTCTAAGTAACCTACAATAACACTTGTGTCAGCAGATATTATTGGCATAAGTTTTGGCAACAAGACTATCGCAAAGACAGCTACCAAAGCTATAATTCTTCGGGTCCATTGAAAACCTACGTTCTCATATTCTCTTGCTTGTTTAAATCCTTGTTGTTGTACTTCTGCTCTTTGTATCAACATTTTTTGTTCGGCTTGTTTTGCTTTAATACTTTGGGACCAAATACTCATTACTCCACCTAGTACAGTAGAGCCTAGCATTGTTATCATTTCAAATGGCATTATCTAATTTCTCCTCTAATTCTTTGATTTTCTTTTGAGCATCATCTAAATCTTTAGTACAAAACTCTAGCTTTTGCAAACATCTTTTATTAGCTGCATCTTTAGATTTACCAGCATCTTCAAGCTCTGCAATTTGTCCTTTTAATATTCTTACTTGGTCTTTATACTCATTAATAATATCTAACGAATTATCACTTTGCATATATTATTTTCACCTTTAGTTTCTTTTGTTCTTTAGTAGCACCTCTTGATATAAAAGTTCCTTTAAGATTTCTTTTATATCCATCTGGTGCAATATAATTATCTTTCTTTCTATAGTTTTTTGACTTAACATCATATCCAGTATACTCACCTGTAGACATATTTAAAGTAACAATATCTACCGGACCCAGACCGCCAAGTGGTGTAAATACTAACAAATTTGGATCTTCTGCAAGTTCTATCTGCACTTTCATTTCGCTAACTAAACCAGTAATTGCTTTTTTTCTTCTAGCCATAGCAGCCTTAAAGTTTAAAGTTTCTGAAATAATATAACTATAATTGTAAACATGCCACCTATGAGAGCAGACATAGCATAGTACATGTGTCTTTTAATATCTTTAATTTCTGTTTCGATATTATGAATTTTTTGATGAGTTTGTTTTTGCATTATTCTGCAAAGTTTTTCGTGTGATTCTATTCTTTCAAGCGCAGAGTTCTTAGGCATTGATACCTCCTACTGGAGCTTCTTGACAAATAAATTTTAAAAATAATTTATATTGATTAAAGTCAGTTGCATCAATCTCTTTTGATTTTATAATAGATTCTTCATATCCTGCAACAATGCAAGATTGCCAATCATCATAATATACATCTGTCATTGGAAGTGGGTCCAAACATGAATTAGCAAGTCCGCTACAAAGTATCATGCTCAATGCAAATTTCATTATAACACTATCGTGTTAGCTTCTTCTTCAGTAAGAGGTTCACCAGCAATTAGTTTAGCTTTAGCACTAGCTTTTAAATTTTCTCTTGCAGTTCTTTCTTCTTCCTCAGTAGGTAACTCTGCCATCTTAGCTTCTATGTCAGCTTTAGGAATAGGTGTTGTTCCTTCATGCCAAGTTATTTCACAACTGTTAATATCATTACCCATAACTGTAACCACTGCATTAGGATTTATTTTTAAAATTGCTTCTATAATCATCCTGCTATCTCCATTAATGTAATATTTACCTGAGATGAATCTGAATTTAAAAAATAAGTGTTTGCATCTGTTTTAAAATAAACTTTATAATTAAGAACAGATGTAGAGCTAGGAGAGTGTAGATAGCTAAAACTCATTGATGGTTTGCCATAACCACCAGATTCATTTCTATTTCCAGTTATTATATCAGTTATTGAACTAAAAGAACCACTACCTTCTTGATAATACAAATGTACAGTTCCTTCTGCAGAACCACTAAAAGAACCTCTTCCTCCATTTATTAAAATCAAAACTTTATTTGATGTTGATGAACAAGTTATTGAATCAGTAATTACTGATGCA